AGATTGATTGCTATTTGATAGAGATGATATTCCAAAGATTAAACTTTCACGATAACAAACTGCCTGTTTTCAAAGAGAACAAAGCAAAGGGATTCGTGACTTTTGGTGCTGACAATCTCTATCCTGACTTTCTCATTGAGTTATTCAATAAATCACCAAAACACAATGCCATCGTTTCTGCAAAAGCATCATACATTGCTGGAATAGGCACGGAGGTATTTGGTTCAAGTACGGAGGAGATTGCAAAAGCACAAGCAAAACTCAAAAATATAAACGCCTACGAGACCTATGAAGAACTCAAAGCAAAAGTTGCTTATGATGCCGAGTTGTTCAATGGGTTTGCAGTTGAGGTGATTTGGAACAAGGCAAAGACCGCACCTTCCGAGTATTATCACATCCCGTTCAAGAATGTCCGCAAAGGTCTTGAAGGTGATTATGTATATTGCGCTGACTGGACAGATAACAAAGCGGAGAAAATCCACTACCAACCATACAACCCAATCACAAGGGAATCCAAGCAAATATATTATTGCCAATTCTACCGTCCCGGACAAGGTGAATACCCCTTACCTGATTATGTAGGTGCGTTAAAATACATTGAGGTTGACACCGAGATATCCAATTACTATTTGAATAGCATTAAGAACGGATTCACGGCACAAACCCACATCCAGTTATTCAAAGGTATCCCCACACCTGAAGAAGCTCGTGCAACTGCAAGGAGATTCAAAGAAAACTATCAAGGCACGGACAATGCCGGTGGGTTAATTATCCAGTACAACGATCCGACAGAGAAGGAATCAGTCATTAATAACCTTCAACCTTCGGATTTTGACAAGCAATTTGATTTGTTAAATAAGACCGTACAACAAGAGATATTTGTCGCACATAAGGTGAACTCTCCAATGTTGTTTGGAGTTCGTGTAGAGGGACAATTGGGTGGTCGTAGCGAGTTGATTGAAGCCTATGAGATGTTCCACCACGCCTACATTGAACCCCGTCAACAAAAGATTGATGACACTTTTGCGTACTTGCTTGAACCTATCGCATCAGTTCGTTTAGAAACCATCAACAAACCACCAATCGGTCTTGACTATCAGGCTTTGTTTACTGCTGGAATCATTGACAGAAACGAAGCAAGAAAAGAGTTGGGATTTGATGAGATTGAAGAACCTTTGAATGTTGCCCTATCAAAACAAAATCCCTTTGGCTGGGATGATGAAAGAGACATCAAGGTATTTCAACAATACGGAGAGAGTGCAGACAACTTTGAAGCGTACAAGTTTGAATTCGTGGATGCCGTTGAAACTGCGATCTTGAATGTGTTGAAAGAGAACAAAGGTCTTCAAGTTGGGGACATCGTGAACATCACCAAGTTGGATGCAAAGGTTGTCGCTGATGCCATTGCTAAACTTGCCAAAGCAGAATTGATTAAATCATACGAAGATGGTCTTGAAACAACCCCGAAAGGAGTTGAAGAAGTAAAGAGATTGCAAACAGAAATTGTGGTGCGTTATGGTTATGCTTTAGCCGCTGGAATCAAAGGTACTTTGGTTATCCCAACCACTCGTGATTTTTGCAGACAAATCGTGGAAAGTAATCGTGTGTATTCAAGGGAGGACATTAACGCAATGTCTGCACAACTTGGTTACGATGTATGGAAACGCAGAGGTGAATGGTATACCAACCCTGATACTGGAATCACCACACCACAATGCCGTCACATTTGGCAACAACAATTATTAAGGAGGATTAAACGATGACCAATTTTGTATATTTCATTTCAACCACTTATCTCAAGGACAACACACCTTTGAATGAAAATGTGGATGATAAATTGCTGAAATCAGCAATCAAAGAAGCTCAAGAAATCTACATCCGTGATGTGATTGGTTCAGGCATTTACAATGAGTTGCAAGTACAGGCATTTGCTGGAACATTAACCCAGTTGAATACTACCCTTTTGGATTCATACATCGCACCTTGTTTGAAGTATTATACATTGACCGAAGCAATGCTTCCAATGACCTTCAAATTGATGAACAAATCGGTTGCATCTCGTGAGAGTGACAATGCGAGGGCGGTATCAGTTGAGGAAATGACAATGATCGAAGGTCGTTATCGTGACAAAGCGGAATACTATGCCAACAGATTGAGGGATTATCTTCGCACATATACCAATGATTATCCTTTGTTCCTAAATCCCGGCAGTACCTTTGATACAATCCGACCAAAGAACACCGCTTTTGTCGGTGGCATTTATCTTCCAACTTCACAAGATTGCTTTTGGAACTATGACTTCCCCAACGAGGACAAATAAGTGGCAAAAAAACAACGAAGCCAAACTTCTCAAATTTCTCAAGAATGACACTAAACCAAATAATTCAAAAGATTCAAACGGCAGCCGAAAGCCATAAGATGGTTCACAAGTTTGGCGTTGGTCAGCAGTCAAATATGACGGTTGAGAATGTTGAATATTATCCTTTGGTTTGGTTGTATCCAGATGGCTTCAATTTGCAGTCAACTGGAAACTTGATGACATATAACTTTGCATTGCTTGTGATGGACAGAGTATTTGAAAGCGAATCAAACACCATTGAGGTTCTTTCCGATACTGCACAGATTATGACCGACATCTTTGCGTTGATTGAAGACAACACCCAAAACGATGAGGATTTTGAGATTGTGATCAACGGCAACGCATCTCCTTTCTACGATTCAAAAACTGATATTCTCGCTGGTTATGCAATCAACTTCCAAGTCCTCACTCCTTATTTACACAATACTTGCGTTGTTCCTGTTTAGTTGGTTGTGGGCGTTCTTCAATTATGATGAACCAGTCCGCTATATCAAACCACTAAATGTTGAACTGCACGAAAGGATTATAGTCAAGGAGAAAATCAAAAGATTGCGTTTAATCGATTCAATCAATCACTTTGATACAATCTACCTTGACACCTTCAAACCTTCAACAGAGGGGCTAAAAAAGGCAATAGGATTGCACATCCACTTGGATACCACTCTATGAAAAACAATAACATCATTGTCATCCCGAAGCCGTGGGAAGAAACCAAAGTTCTTTTGATCTCGGATTTGCATTGGGACAATCCAAAATGTGACAGAGATTTGTTGAAGAAACATCTTGACGAAGCGTTAAAAGGAAACAATGATGTGTTGATCAACGGTGATTTGTTCTGCTTGATGCAAGGTGCGTACGATCCTCGGAAGAGCAAATCGGACATAAGACCTGAACACAATGTCGCAAACTATTTTGATGCCATCATCAATACTGCTGTTGAATGGTTCTTGCCCTACGCACATATCATCAAGTTTATCGGTTACGGCAATCACGAGACGAGCATCTTGAAACGACAAGAAACCGACATCATTGAACGCTTTGTTACTTTGTTGAACTATCGTGGTGGTACAGCAATTCAGGTTGGTGGTTACGGTGGTTGGGTGAAATATCAATTTAACCATCACTCAAAAAAGATTGGATACAACATTAAATATATGCACGGGTTTGGCGGTGGTGGTCCAGTAACTCGTGGAACTATTCAGCACAACCGGATGTCGGTGAATGTTGAGGGTGCTGATGCGATTTGGATGGGACACGTTCACGAAGATTACGAGATGACATACAGCGTGGAATACTTGTCAGCCGTTGGAACTGTTTTGCTTCGTGATATCTTGATGATTCGTACTTCAGCTTACAAAGAAGAATATGGAGACGGTTCAAAGGGATGGCACGTGGAAAGAGGTGCATCACCAAAGTTCACCGGTGGTCGTTGGTTGTATATGTTGCCAACAAGAACGGAGAACGGTGACAGAGTAATTCGGGCATACACACACAAGACAATATGATCAAGGTTCAAATCATACACGAGACCAAGAATGACAACTGGATGGGTTTGATTGAAGGCGAATCCGACATCATCCAAATCTTGGAAGATGGAATGGTTGATGAACATCAAATCGTTGCCATATCGCAGTTGTTTGATAATACCCAACTCTATATGCGAGGAGGTCACATCATCTTGATTGAAGAAAACTATTATACCTTTGTTGTCAAATGGATGCAGTCAACCCAACACACTACAAGCAAGGAGATATAGAGTGCATTGATGCCATTGAATCTGCGACCATCAAAAAGAAAGGATTGGTTGCGGTTTGCACAGGGAACATCATCAAGTACTTATGGAGGTGCGAAGACAAGAACGGCTTGGAAGATTTATACAAAGCGAAGTGGTATCTTGACAAGCTCATAGCCGAAAAAGAAAAACAATCAAAGAAGAATGCTACCTTATAGGATGAAAGCAATGATAAAAATATTAACCTTTGGGTTCATTTTTTGGTCGTTGAATTTATCCGGTCAATTGCTGATTGATACCAATACAATCAAACAAGCCAACACATATTTGGTCAAAGGTGCAATTGCAAGGGAACAAGTCACGCATCTACGCAAGATTGTGACATCGGATTCCATCATTATTGCCGAACAAGATTCAGTCATCACCAAACAAAAGGTAAACATCGCATACTTGAATGAGGAGAATAATTCACTTTTAAGGCAAAATAAAGCCATTATTACAACTTTAAAGTTGTTTAAGGGTATAAGTATAGGTTTAGGAATTTTAACGCTTGTGGGATGGCTACGATAGACCTTGACAAATTACCCGATGCCCTTGATACTTATTTAGGGGATGCATCCGAAGGCTCACTCCTTCAACAAATCATTATTGATTGGTGGAACAAGAAGGTGATTCCTCCGATTTGGGCAAACCTTGACAACAAAAACATCAATGCGTCTTCAGTTCTTCGCCAATCTTTTGTTCCCGGACAGATAACCAAATCACCCACATCCATCAACACCATCCTTCTCGCTGAAGATTACTGGGAATTCGTGGAATACGGAAGGAAGCCAACAAGAAATGGTCACATTGAAGGCACACCATATTTGTGGCAGTCAATCGCAGAATGGATGGCATTCAAAGCCGTCAAACCACCTGAAGATTTTACCTATGATTCATATGCAAAAGCCATTGCAAAAAAGATTCACAAAGTAGGTACAAAGCCAAAGCCATTCCTTGAAAGTGCGTTCACGGAATCAATACAGATGGAATTGGTGAATGAGTTGAATGCTCGTTTCGGAGATTTGATATTCTCTGAAGACATAAAATTGTAACAAAAAGAAAAGTTTATTTGCATTATTGATAAGTTTATTTTACTTTTGCTCTCGTTATGGATTACACGAAAGCAATTGAAACTATCAAATTAAAACGCAGACAAGGACTATTTCAAATAGTCGCTCGTAAAACAGGGGTATCACTTCCAACCGTTAGGAAGTATTTGGTTGAGGGAAACATCGTTTCACCAAAAGCAAAAGCCGTAATTGAAATTGCATTGAGGGAGGTGAACAATGATTGAAGCAACAATCAACGGATGGATTCTCACAATCGGTGGGGATAGGTATGTCTACATTGACAAGCAAGTTGATGACTATTTGCTTGAGAATCACTTTGATGAACTTGAGCCGTATATGATCAAGCGAGATGTGTACTTTGGTGGATGCGTTGAGACCAACTTGGTCGGCATTGAGACGGAGAGATTCTTTTTCCTTGAACCCGACAAGTTTACAGTATTATTTATGCTCGGACACAAAACAAATTTCCTATGAATAAAAGCGAATCAATCAAGAACATTGCTGGTGCGTTGGTAAAATTCCAAGCATCGGTGAGCAAGGTAGCAAAGGAAGCCAACAATCCTTTTTTCAAATCCAAGTATGCAAGTTTGGCGAACATACTGGACACCATCCAAAAGCCATTGAGCGAATGCGGTTTGGCAATCAGTCAATTCCCTGATGCCAACGCACTCACAACAATCATCCTTCACGCTGATTCAGGTGAATGGATGGAATCATCTTATGTGATGCCGGTTGCAAAGCAGAACGATCCACAAGCAATGGGAAGTGCAATGACCTATGCACGGAGGTATGCACTTGGTTCAATCCTAAACTTGAACATTGATGATGATGATGATGGTGAGAAAGCAATGGGAAGACAGATTCCAAAGAAAGATGAACTCACACCAAAGCATCCATCGTGGGCGAAAGCAGTTGAGCATCTCAAGACAGGCGGATTGATGACAGACATCACAAGCAAGTTTGAGGTATCTCCGGTCAATATGAAACTTTTAATCGGTGAGAAATGAATAACACACATCCAGTTATTCACACTTCTTTGAACGAAGAAGATTGGCAGAGGTTGAGAAGTTCACGCTTCACCGCATCCGAAATCCACAAACTGATGGGAACTCCGAAAAACAAATCGGAGTTCTTGTCGGAAACTGCGAAATCATTTGTCTTTGACAAGGCAGCGGAATACCTAACCGGTGCGAAATCGGAGATCTATGGTCGTGCTTTGGATTGGGGCAAGGAACACGAGAAGGAAGCCTTCCACTATTTCTCCCAGCAGACCGATGAGTTCTTCACATACTACGGTGCAGAGACATACACATTCATCACTTATGGTGAATGGGGTGGGTATTCACCTGATGCACTCGGAACACAACTGGTAGAAATCAAATGCCCGTTCAATTCAGGCAATCACCTTCAAAACTTCTTCATTCAAAACAACGAGCAGTTGAAGTCAAAACGCACGGAATACTTTTGGCAGATGCAAATGGGGATGATTGCAACCGGATTGGAAGAGGGTTTGTTTGTTTCATACGATCCCCGAATGCCCATAGGCAAGAAGCTCACAACCACTCTCATCACTTTGGAAGAGGACATCCAAGAAATCATTGATGAGAAATTGACCTACGCTGGGGAGTTATTTTTGTCAATCACAAAATAAATCGTTCATTCACAAAGCCAATTAGAAAATAAATTTGCATAAGTGAAAGAAAGTATGTTGTTTTGAATCATGGCACTTGACATAATTTATCCAATCGTTTTAACACCCATCGTTTTTGCGGTGGGTTACTCTATCCATTGCATTAAGAAAGCAATAAACAAAGAACTTCCTGAAGCCAAACCATACCAGTTTGAACGGGATCAGTACAATCCAGAGTTTGACCAATTCAGTCAAACTATCTTCAATCACAAATTCTATAAAGGAAAAGCAAAATGATAACTTACTTAATCTTGGGCGGTGTTACTGTCCTTCTCGCTTACCGGTTGTGGCAAGTTGAGAGAAACGCAGAGGAATTGCAAGAATCAATTAACAAAAAGAATCGCAACATTTGGGATTTGGAAACAGAAATCTTGACGATCAGGTCAACCATCCAGCAAGGCAAGGATGATTTAAACCAAGCGAAGATGATGAGCGAGAAACGAATCGCAGAGTTGGAGGACAAATTGCAAACTTTCAAGAACCAATTTACAGATTTAAAAAATGTTAAAAGCAAGGGTAGTGAAAGCAACAATTAATTCCATTTGCAAGTGGCGGGTATACTTCGCTGGAGAATTACTCGCCACATTTGAAACGGAAAAAGATGCACGAGATTACGCAGAATTCATAGACAGACAATGAAAACAGATATAACACCCAAAGAAAAAGCCGAAGAGCTTATCGCCAAATTTTACACCATCAATGCGGAAACGGTTGAATTGGTAGATGGAGATTTTGATATGATTCATTCACTATCGGAAGACGATGCAATCAAATGTGCGAGAGTTGCAGTATATGAAATACTTGATCATTGCACAGAAGTAAGTAAATACTATTGGTTAAAAGTTCTTCAAGAGATAATTCTAAACGGAAATGAAGATTAGGGTTAAACACAGAAACACAGAGATAGAAATTGAGGACATTAAGACCATCAATCACAATCTTGATATCATCAGTTTGATCAAAGCCATTTCACAACAGATTCAAGAAATAATCAAGGCAGAAAATGAAAACACCAATTGAACGCTTGGTTGAACACCTACGCAGAGAATATCCGGATTTAGATATAAGTCCACACCTGATCTTCAACTTCAAGCAACTTGAGAAAATGGAACAACAACTCGCATACAATGCCGGGTTTGCAAACGCTAAAAAAATCTATCAACAAGAAACCGTATGAATGTAACCAAAAAACTTGTGTTGAAATTGCTGGAGCAATATCCACAAACAAGAGACAACGACAACCTTTTGATGTCAATGATTTGGCGTAGAGAATCAAATCTGTTTAACTTCTTCCATCGTTTGGAATCAGGCAAATTAACACCAGCGGAAACCATCCGCAGATGCCGTCAACGGTTGCAGTTAGATGATCCCGAATTGAGAGGTGCGACCTATGAGCTTCGACAAAAACATCAAGCAAAAGTGAAAAAAGAATTGGGATATGATGTGTGATTGATTATCTTTGTAAGGTATTCCAGTTGTGTACGAGACAACTATCACAGACCTTTTGCCCTTGGCATCTCATCAACTCGTACTTGGTGATTTGTACAAGGGCATTTTTTATTTATGAAAGAACAAAACGAAGAACTGGGAATGTTCGTATTATTCCCCACAAACTATTTGGAACATATGACACCAAGACAAGCCGTTTTGATGGGTATGTTGATTGGAATGGCAAAGCGTAGTGGTTATGCTTATCCGTCAAACAAAACGATTGGATCTATTTTGAATATGACTACAATTACCGTTCAAAGGGAACTTGCAATCTTGGAAGAAAAGGGTTATTTGACAAGACAATTGATTCGTGATAACAACAATCAGGTCATATCAAGGAAGATATACCCTCATATCAAAACTGATATACCCCTCATATCAAATGTGATACCACCCTCATATCAAGATTGCAACAGTAATAAGGATAATACTATAAAGATAAATGAAAAGGATAAATACCCATTTGAACAATATTGGGAATTATACTTAAAAAAAGGAGTGCGTTCAAAAGCAATGGAATCATTCAAGAAATTAAGCAACGAAGAAAAGGAGTTGATGTTGACCTTTATTCCTAAATACATTAAAAACCATCAGGATGCAGACAAGGTTGAATATATTCCTCACTTTGCAACATTCATCAATCAAAAGAGATGGAACGATGAACTTCCGTACACAACAAAAAAACCAATTGAAGTAACTTCCAACAAACCAAAAATCGCAACTTTATGAACACCGAAAGAATCATCCTATCTAATATGCTCTTTTACGATGACGCAAAACACTTCCTACCAAGAATCAACAAGAACTGGTTTACAGATTCAATGTCATTGAAATTAGTTGAGGTTATGACAGAAATGTACTACAACAACGAAGCCATTGACTATATGAGTTTATCCAAACACTTTGACCGAATGCAAGTGCTTGAGATTATTCAACTACAACAACAAGCATCCGGCATCACGGACATCAAACCACACCTGATGCAATTGGAACACGATTACATCAAGAAACAAGTTGTTGAAGGTGTTTTGTCTTTGGATGTTACAAAGGAATTGAATGAGCTTGTGACCGACATTCAAAATGTAGTTGAACGCACAACATTCTCAACCCATAAAGAACCATCCAGCATTGTCAAGGTGACCAACAAGGTTGTTGATCAAATTGTTTTCAATGCTCAAAATGGTGGTAACTTAACGGGTAAGCAAACAGGATGGAGATTCCTTGACAAGTACATTGGTGGATACAACGAAGGTGATTTGATTGTGGTTGCTGGAAGACCGGGTATGGGAAAGACGGCAATTGCTTTGACCTTGACAAAGGAGTTTGCACAACTTGGTGGGAAGGCTTTGTTCATTTCACTTGAGATGTCCAATGAGCAACTTGCAAAGAGATACATTTCCCTGATTGGAGACATTGCCAATTGGAAGATTCGCAACGGACAATTAAGAGAGAATGAAATCCTTCAGGTGTGTGACATTGCCAACAGCCAAACGATTGAGTTCTTCATTGATGATGATGTTGATTCTCGCATCGGGCAAATCAAAGCCAAAGCCAAACTGCACAAATCAACGAAGGGATTGAATTTGCTTGTCATTGATTACATCCAGTTGATCAAAGGAACAAAAACAAATCGTGAACAAGAGATTGCAGAGATATCACGCACATTAAAACTCCTTGCAAAGGAACTTAAAATTACGGTGATGATACTCGCACAGTTATCACGAAAGAGTGAAGAGAGAGCAGACAAGAGACCTATGTTGAGTGACCTTCGGGAATCAGGTGCAATTGAACAAGATGCCGACATCGTGATGTTTCCATTCCGTCCGATGTATTACGAGCAAGAAAAACCCGAAATGGAAGAAGCCGAATTGATTATCGCAAAGAACCGGAATGGGGAATGCGTGACAATACCGACATACTTTGAAGGAATGTACACCAGTTACAAAGAGAAGATATGAAACACGGTTCATTGTTTAGCGGAATAGGTGGGTTTGATCTCGCTGCGGAGTGGATGGGATGGGATAATGTCTTTCATTGCGAGTGGATGGAGTTCCCAAGAAAAGTATTGGACTATCACTTTCCGAATGCGGATAGTCACATTGATATATGTAAAACTGATTTCAAAAAATATGCAAACAAAATTGACATTCTTACTGGAGGATTCCCTTGCCAACCCTTCAGCCTTGCCGGGAAAAGAAAAGGCACAGATGATGAACGCTACTTGTGGGGCGAAATGCTACGAGCAATTCAAGAGATTAAACCCAAATTCGTCATCGCAGAAAATGTCTTTGGTATCACGAATATTGATGGCGGATTGGTATTCGAGCAGGTGTGCCTTGACTTGGAAGGTGAAGGGTATGAAGTTCAACCGTTTATTATTCCAGCTTGTTCCAAAAACGCACCGCATCGCAGAGACAGATGCTGGTTTATTGCTGAAAACCCCTTGTTCAGCGGATGCATATACCGAGGGGATGAGCAAGAAGGAACAAAAGTTCGGCAATTCGGGAACACTTGCACAGGAAGTGCTGACGGGATTCATATACCAAAGGGGAATGCTTCCAACACCAACGGCATCGGACAAGAATTCAGGGAGGAGAGGGAATGCTCCAAGAGAAAATCACAATCCGTTGACAAACAGTTTAAAAGATGCCGTAAATTATATGGAGGAAACTTTGAAAAGTTCCCATCTCAATCCCCGATTTGTGGCAGAAATGATGGGTTTCCCCGTGAACTGGACAGAATTACCTTTTCAAAGTGGAGAGCAGAATCCATCAAAGGATACGGCAATGCCATAGTTCCACAAATAGCGTATAGCCTTTTTGAAATAATACAAGAACTAAATGAAAATAATTGACTACCGCAGATTCAACCAACTGCGAACAAAAGCAAAGGACTTGCCAATGTACAAGGAATTCATCTCACTCGTTGAAAAGGACAAAAAGGTGCAATGCTATAACACACTCCAAGATATGCTCTTGGATGCGTTTAAATGGGATAAAACGCCACAAGGTCACGAGTACTGGCAATCCGTCTATGATTCAATCGTACTTGAGGAACATCCAAAATGTCCAAAGTGCAATCAAATTGGGAAAGTGTGGTTGCTGAAAACCGTCAACAAGCACAAATGTCAAAAATGTAAAATCCGATTTTAATGAACCCATATCAAGAAACCCACAACCTAAAGCAAGAAATTCGCAGATTGCGATTGCAGATTGCTGACATAACCGTCAAGCACGACAAAGAAATTAAAAGGCTGAAACAAGAAATCATTCAACCCAAGTGCGATTTGAATAGCATTGATGCCGATTGGACAGATGCAATGAGGGTTTGTTGTCAAGCATACGATGTCACACCTGATCTTGTGATTTCATCATTGAGAAAACAATCGGTTGTGTATGCTCGTCATATGTTTTCCTTCCTTTGCCGTAAGCATTTGAAGATGACATTCTCATCAATTGGCTATATATTAGGGAGAGACCATTCCAGCGTGATGAATGCCATCAATGTCTTTGACAATCTAATTACACACGACAGAAATACACGACAGACATATGAAACATCCCTTCAGTTATTATGTGATTACTTGCACCAAAGGACTCTCGTCATCGATACACATCCTGTATGAGGAAGATCAGGTGATAAGATGTCAAAAAAAATACGAAAAAGATGGTTATATTTGCATTATTGAAAAGAAAAATTGAATAAAGCCGACATCATATTGGAACTATCCAAAGCCGATTGGTTGAGGAAAGCAACCAAGAACATTGCGAAAAACAATGAGTTGGCAAGGGAGTTGTATCAATTTTACTTTTTAACTATCCTTGAGAAACCTGATGAGCAAATCGAGAAAATATACAGAGACGGATACATCCAGTTTTGGTCAATCCGTCTTTTATACCTTTGTATCAACGGCAACCGGCATCCCTTTGGCGAATCAAGAATATATGATCAACACGATGTGTACGAGCTTGACTTCGCTGAAGAAATTGACTTACTGGATGAGAGGGAACAAGCCGAAGGAATTGAACTTGAACGAATCAACAAAATAAACCAAGTAACAGAATCAGCATATTTTTATGAACGAGAACTTTTTAAACTATGGTGTTCAGGAATGTCAGCAAGGGCAATCCATAGAAAGACCGACATCTCCGTTCGTGAAGTGCTGCGAGTAATTAAACTAATGAAAGACCGATGCACACAGAAATAATTGGAATTGCTTGTTTGGCAATCATCATCGTAAACTTTGGCAAACCAGCCGATCTATTAAAACGCTATCTCTACGGTAGTGACTATTCCAAATGGAAGCGAATGAAACCCCTTGACTGTGCTTTCTGCTTGTCTTGGTGGTTGGGCTTGTCCTTTTTCTTGTACACCTATGGTTGGGTGGGGATACTTTATGCATCCATCGCAACTGTGATTGTCGCACTCCTTGAAACAAAACTATGAGCAACATCGAATTTATACTATCACTCCAACCCCTTTACGACAACTGGAAGAAAACACAAGTGTTCGCACCATCACCAGAACAAGGGGCAATCCTGAACAATGTCCACCGTGAAATCTTCGGAAGGAACTTGCCGAATTGCAGTACTTGTGTGACCGAAGCATTGCACTCACTTTTGATATGGGCTAACCAACAACAAGAAGCCATCACCAAAGCACAACTTGCCGATGATGAGCATAAACCAAAGAGGAGAAGAAAGAATGAGCAATGAAGAAACACACAATGACATACCTCAACCATTTCGGATATGACATAAGTGACTTCATCCCTTGTGAGGTGTGTGGGAAGAAAGCAATTGACATCCATCACATTGAGGCGAGAGGTTTAGGGGGAAGCAAGGAAGCGGACAACATTGAAAACCTGATGGCATTATGTCGTGAGGATCACATCAAGTTTGGAGATAAGAAACAATACAAGGAGTGGTTGAAATCGATTCA